TCATCGTGTCTCCAAATAAAATAAATGATTACCAATACGTCCAATGTAATTCATAGATTTGTTCCATGTAGGATTAACATAGTCAGTGTGGTAATGGGTTGCACTTTCTGTGATACCACGAAACTGATCATTATAAAATATATTTACAGCAACACCTATGGATCGATACCAAGAATCTGTTTCTGTCGGATGATCAGACTTTCCGTCACAGTACCAGCTAAATTGACACTTGTCACGGACTGGGTGACCTTCCCACATAACACCTTGATAAACCACATCACAAACATTGTTGGGATATAGTGGAGATTCTACGCGGTTTAAAACAACATCTGCAACTGCATATTGTCCCGCAAGACTTTCTGAACGTGCTTCATGATAAATGTTAAGTGCTAGGCATTGTAGGTCATCATTTGTTTCTTGTGGAGATGCATTAACATACCCCACATAAGTAAAGACCGCAATCAATGCGGTCAATGAAAAGAGTTGTGTTAACTTCATAAGGTTTTTCTTAGAAGATTTTCTAGCTTCTGAATCTTCTTCTTCTGCTTGGGACTAGGATTATTGCCGGCCTTTTTACGTAAATACGCATACTCTTTAGTTAGATTAGCCTGATAGTTTTGATGCTTCATTATCAATCTCCTCGTTAGTATACATGAATGGAAACCCGTTTTGAATCAATGAAGAATTTTCTGAAAAGTAGTTTCTTACAAGCATCATTGCAGAACGCAACTCAGGATTATCATCCAAGTCACGATCTTTAGCTAGTACGAAATCTAGCTCTTCTACAACTAATCGATCGAATTCATCATCGTCAATAAAAACATCTACGTAAGGCATAGTATCTTTCCGTTTAATTAATAATGCGGATATTATACTATAATCTTATAGGTGTGTCAAGAAGAGAATCGGTCAAAGAGCATATCTGCAAATACAACCTGAGTGTGTTCGCCTGGGTGTCCGTGTGGCTTAAGATCGTCTGTTTCTAGTGCCAAAGTGTATAAATCTTTTCCTCTGCCTGCACCAATACGACTGTTGACGTGCAAACTTTTTATGGCATCTTTTAACCATCGCTGATAATCTGGCATGGATGCGGTATCTGCTTTACGAATATCATCGTCTGCAGTTAGATTTTCATTACGTAAGATCGCCATGATGTTCGACCAACAACGTTTATGAAAGAACCCTTGGATGAGTTGAATACCTAAACCTTCACATAGAAGCTCCAATGTCTTCATCATACTCAACGTGTGCATAACGTCCGTTCGAGAGTCGTATGCTTCTTCGTACCATTGATTCATCACATTACGTTTTCGCATGTCGTAGATACACTCTGTACGCAGTGCAGAAAACTGAGTGACATCGTTTTGACGACCAATTTTAACATCTCGCTCTGAAGGCATGTACTCAACTACCTCCGCACGTTGAAATGCAGACCACATTACCACCATATGAGTTGGTCGTTTGTCTGGATGATTGTGTAACCAGTCGGTCACCTCACGAAAGATTTTATCATTACATGCACCACAGACGCCACGGTTGACGTACTTGATACCCAGTCTGTCTGCAAGAAGGTGTGTCCAAGTAAGAGGTTGATGAGTTGGGGGATTACTATTATACCCATGCAATTCGTCTCCCCAGACGAAACTGCATCCTGCCGTCAATAACATTAGTTTTTCTCTTTATAGTCTTTGATAGCAGCTTTGATAGCATCTTCTGCGAGTACACTGCAGTGAATTTTTACTGGTGGGAGTGCGAGTTCGTTTGCAATGTCTGTATTACGGATATTCCCGGCTTCTTCAAGTGTTTTTCCTTTGACCCATTCGGTAAGCAAAGAACTAGAAGCAATAGCACTACCACAACCATAGGTTTTAAATTTTGCATCTTGAATGACTCCAATTTCATCAACAAGAATTTGCAACTGCATTACATCACCACAAGCAGGTGCACCCACCATACCAGTTCCGACGTTGTCGTCCTCTCTATCCATCTTACCCACATTACGTGGATTCTCATAGTGATCTATCACTTTATCAGAATACATTACTCTGTCTCTATATCTTCGATTAACATATCACGCATGGCACGTGCCTGTGCGTCTTCTGAATTGTAGATACTCCCGTTGTTCACAAACTTATATGCAAGTGTAATGCGTTGACACTCTGTGTATGCGGCGTGCCAACAGTGCAGATCTTCTTCTTGTTCTGCGCCAAAGTAGTAGTGACGACACTGCCAGCCAGGGACATCATCAATCCTAATAATTTTGTCTTTCTGTTTATCATAGTACTTAAAAAAACCTTCTCCGGTTTCTGACCACGTAAACAAAATCTGATATGCATTCGCGTCGTAGTTGGTGTGCCAACCCACGAAGCCGCCCGGCGGATAATATGAGAGTAATGCAGAAGTATGTGCGCCAAGTTCCGATGCGAAATCATACTTGACCTTCTGCATGAAGTCTCCCCAAGTTTCTTTATCTTCACGCACCATTTTTGCTATAGGCTGTGCGAAATACCTATCAGGCGGGCCAACCAGACCATCTCGTGAAAGACATTCCAACAGATACTCACGTGAGGTATAATAAGACCCCAAGTCAACATCCTTTTCTTCACGATAAGTCCAATACTTTTTGTCATTGTATGACGGCTTAGACAACATCTCTTCGGAGAACCCGTTGAGAACGTCTAACATTTCTTTGTTACGAATTACTACTTCAGTCATAATAATAAGGACAGTTAATTAAAAGTTGTCGTCTTCAAATTGTTGATTTGCTTTTTGTAAGTCTCTTTCTGTGCAGACACCCATATGTAGTAGAAATGCAACTGTAGCATTTATACCGTCTCGTTTTCCTAACAACTTACCAACTTGGTAAGTAATAAACATCAAGCCTGCTGCAAGAACAGTGTGCAAGATTGGATCCATGTTGTTCCCCTTATAGAGTAAAGTCTGCGAATTTCTCTGTGTTGATTCGCTGACCTGCGTTGGAGTTATCAAAAGCGGGTCCATTATCTACTTCTTTATTTAGTACAGAATCACTTTGATCAACATCAAATAATCGCATTTTACTCCGATCAATACCAATAACAAATCTCTGGTTAGAGCCGGGGTCATTATATCTGTTCTTCAATTGTTTAACTAGAATCTGTCCACTCGCACTGAGTTCGTCGTTTGAGATAAGTGCGAACATGAGGTCGGCGGTTGCGGGTAGTCCAAAAGATTCGGACGTATCTTCCAGCCCCACGTCATCATTAGAGTAACCAGAACGAGTCGTCTGCGTTGCAGACACGACCGGCACGTCAAATTCCACGGCAAGACCACGTAACTCTTCAGCAATAGACTTGATATACGAATACGAGTTAATAGCACCACCCATCCCCTTCATACGCGCACTCGCACAAATATTCAAATAATCAATGAATATCATGTCGGGTACAAACTTTTTCTTGAGTTTCAATTCATTCAGCAACGCACGGAAGTGATTCGCGTGTGCCTGTCCTGTTGGGTATTCCTTGATAATTAACTTACCGTTGGTCTTATCTGCAATACTCTTAACACGATTTGAAAACATGTCCTTACTGAGATTTTCCAACTGGTCTATTGGGACGTTGAGTAGATTCGCATCGATCCGTTCCGCAATGCGCTCTTCAGCCATTTCCATAGTGATGTAAAGGACATTCTTCCCTTGTGATAAGGCAGCTCCAGCACAATGACACATGAAGAGAGATTTACCGACACCCGTACCCGCCAGTGCAATGTTGAGGGTCTTATTAGGTAATCCACCCTTAGTGACCCTGTTAAAGTAGTCCAAATCGAACGGAATACGTTCCTCAGTGGTCGTGTAGAACTCATAACGGGCATCCACCGATTCTAGATAGTCATGACCAATGTTAGTATCAAACGTCACTGACAGCGCCTTAGAGAGGACATCTGGTATCGCATTACGCGATAGTGATTTATGATTACCATCAATAATAGTTATGGATTCCATAACTGCATTGAAGACAGCACGGTCTTGACACCACTTCTCCGTGCGCTCCACTAACCATGATAGATCTTCTTCTGAGTACTTAAAGATATCGGGAAGTATCTCCATCGCACTACGATAGTGTTCATCACTTAGACGATCGGCCGAGTCTATCTCAATCTTGAGTGCCTCAATGGTTGGGAGATTATTGAACTTAGCAATATAAGAGGTGAATTCTTTGAAGAGACCTTTATAGACCCCCTCAAAGTATTCTGGCGAAAGGAAGGGAGCAACCTTCCTCGCATATGGATCGTTAGTCAGTAGATTCCGTAGAATCGTGTGTTGTAGATTGATTTCTGTCATAAGTTTTGACTGCTGCCTCTAAGATGTCTTCTAGTACTTCAGCTGCAAATTGCTGCAGTTCAGTGTTTGCAATATTATACACATTTGGGTTAGGTGTGTCAATGACATCAAAGTTAAAAGTTATCTGCTGATTATCAGGGTCTACTTTTACATTGTTATAACGAATCACTACATCATTGTAAGGTTGACGCAATAAACTAACATTCCATGCATCAACACCCTCTACAACAACAGGATCTAGTTTATAGTCCAAAAACTCAGATGGTTTATCCAAATTTAATTCTTTCATGCCTCCTCCAAGTCAGCAATCATTTCCGCGTCAACTTCACTGGAATAACCGATCTTATAGGTCTTCTCCAAGAAGTCTGCAAAGTTAGTTGTTTCAAAAACAGGTTCCCAGAAATCTGCACTTAGGGTGTCTTTTGTTCGTACTTTAGTCCCAACGAGTTCGCCTGTAGTTGTGTCAACTTTTTGATACCAACCGTTAGAAGGCTTAGCAACATAACCACCAGCAAGAGCGACATCGAGAAGACCGCTATACTTCTGAACACCCCCTTCCCACGAAACTCCGATAGGAATCTTTGACTTCTCTTTGACATAACGAGACTTCTCTACATTAATGACGAAGTTATATCCGACAACCTCTGTACCTTGTTTCTCTTGTTGACGACCGATGATCCAAATATTATCAGCAGAGTAGTAAATACCTGTACCACCTCCGACGATATCTTTTGGAAACAGACCGATCTCTTTATATGTATGATTGATAGCAATCAATGGGATATTTTTCATTGTTAAATATGGTGTTGACATACGGAACAATCCCTTCAATGCTTTCGCACGGGACATATCTGCCACACCTTTCTCGGCCAGCGCGTCTTCAAGTTCTTTCTTAGATGCAAGATTACCAATCGAGTCAATTACAATAATCACATCATCGTCGCGTTCTAAGTTTTCCAATTGATTAATCATGTCAAACTTGAGTTCTTCGACGTTTGCAATCGGTGTATGCAATACACGATCAGTGTCGATGCCAAACTGTTCGAAGTATGATTGTGGCGAACCAAACTCCGAATCATAAAACAACATGACTGCATCTGGTTTCGCGTTCAAGTATGCACCCGCCATGAGTAGCGCGAATGATGTCTTGAAGTGCTTAGATGGTCCTGCGAGCACAGTCAGGCCGGGTGAAATACCGCCATTGATTGAACCAGACAACGCGACATTCACCATTGGAACGTCGGTGGCCACCATATCTTTTTCTGTAAAAAATTTACTTGTTGATAAAGTAGAAGTCTCTTTAATCTTCGAGTTCTTCTTCAGTTTGTCCATTATCGACATTTTTAGCTCCAAAATCTACAAAGGTTATATTGTTAACTTTTTCACGTTCATCAAGGGCATATTGTACACGATAATTACTATTGATGTCAAGTACTTTTTCAAGAAGATCGAAACTAATTTCATTCCCCCCAAGATCTTGATGTGTTGAAAAACGTAAAAATGCTTTTGTATCTTTTGGAAGACATGCGCCACCAAATCCGCGCTTACCATCAAAGCCTGGTACTCGTGTGTGACCCATACCTACACGGTCGTCCTTACCTGCGGCACGAACAATCGTGTTGTAGTTGCAACCATAAAGGTTGACCAAATCATATAACTGATTGAAGAAGGTGATCTTAGTAGACAGAAATGAGTTAATCGTATATTTCACAAACGATGCCTCGTATGCAGTCATACGATGGTACTCATTAGACTCACATGCACTAAAGATTTCATAGATGTCAGTAGTCTCCATAACTGCCTGAGGTGTACCACCCATCACATGGAATTTCGCAGAGACAAAGTCAGCCTTCGCATTCTTCTCTGTCAAAAACTCAGGGTTGTAACAGAACCGATCACGCTGATCCTTATTGATTGCGCCATACAAACGATCAATAACATCCGGTGTAATCGTAGACTTCACAATAACAGTAGCGTCCGTGTAATTAAGACACTTGATTGCTACAGTTTCCACGATCGAAGAATTGACTGACCCGTCATCGTTTGACGGTGTAGGGGCAGAGATAAAGAAACAATGCGGATGTTCTTCAGGTGCCTGATCCTTTAGATCATCTACATCACTATTATATTTTGGATCAAATAACTGAAACTCAACCAATGGGTGAGTAAATGCATATTCAACTGCTTGTCCTACAAAACCATGACCGACAATGCCAATCTTAAAAGTATTGTTGTTTTTTCTTTTTTTAAACTGTCTCATTAATCTACCTTATGATAAGACGTGTACCACTCATAAAACTTTTCTACACCCTCTGCAATACTAACCTTTGGTTGATATCCCAGTGCCTGCAACTTAGTTGTATCAGACCACGTTTCTTTTGTGTCAGCTGGGTGCTTTGGTGCCAAATTCTTGATGGCCTCTTTGCCTGTGTTCTTTTCAATTTCTGCGATGAAGTCCATCAACGCAACCTGTTCACCACGACCAATGTTGAAAATCTCACCAGACGGGATGTCGGTATTATCTAGGACAATCTCAATACCATCTAAAATGTCATCAATGTAAGTGAAGTCACGCTTCATGTCACCGTAGTTATATACAGTAATCTCGTTACCCTCTAGGATGTTCTTGGTGAAGTCAAACAAAGCCATGTCCGGACGACCCCAAGGTCCGTAGACCGTGAAGAATCGTAGACCGATTGTGTTCAGACCAGAAGACTGCATCTGACACTCATTCGCCCACTTAGTGTATCCGTATGCGTTCAACTGTTTACCGTGTTCACGTCCTTCCACCCAAGGCACTGGCGCACCTGCATAAATGCAAGAAGTCGAAGCATACACAATACGCGTGTCCGGCATATGCCGCTTACAAATATCAATCAGATTTTGCGTCCCGTCGATGTTGTTCGCGTGATAACTCTTTTCTTTACCTAGTGAGTCACGCACACCCGCCATCGCACCCAAGTGTACGATAGTGTCTGGTTGAAAGTCTCGTAGGAGTGCTTCTAGTTTTACGTCATCTCTTAGATCACAACCCCACATGCTCAGACCAAAGTGCTTGACACGGTCTGCCTTGAGGAGAGGAGAATAAAGATGGTCGTTGAAGTTGTCAATACCCTTTACAGTCAGACCGCGTTTCTGCAATCGGTCTGCAAGTTGAGCGCCGATGAATCCTGCGGCACCTGTTACTATAACTCGTTCCATTGTCAGTTATTCCTGTATATAAATTCTAATGCCCTATCCGCCTCTACAGTAAGAGGACGGTTCTCATACCAATTTCCTGTCTCACGATCAAACTCACGACACAAGTCTGCAATCTGTTTTGCACTGATCGGATATCCCTTAGAGTACGCATTGCCTGCGATGGCAATCATAATCTTATACATCTTGGAATACCAACCCGTGCCCGTGATCTGTTGATACTCTGCACCTAATTTACGCGGCCAGAACGGACAGTCACGGTAAGACGACCATCGGTAGTCGGTGTTATTTAGACTATCTTTACGGTGTTGTATTACAGCTTGCTGCATTTCTAGTGGTAGTCTATCTAGAAAGGAGTTTCCGGTCTTCTCCACATAAGGATGTTTTGCAATCAACTCAGACACATTGAGTGCAGACCCACCGGAGTTTACCATGAAAAATGAGTATGCATCTGGATACTGCGCAGGGGCGTAGTACATGCGAGCGAGGTCTTTAGTTTGGGGATCACCCAACTCACCTAGTTCTGTGTTCAGGGCGTGCCAGAATGATTTGATACGAGCATTCTCGACCTTCTCATCCAGACGGAATATAATACGAAATTTTAGATTGTCTCTTCGACATCCTGCTGTGTTATAAACGATATAGTCATACTGACCATACTTACGATGTAGCCAAGTTCTCAGAGATTCAGAGTCACTGCAACCGTCAATATTATCATCCACATCAACGCAACACCAAGAACTCCAATAAAGAACAGATTTGTTACTACGCGTCGTACCCACGTCGAACACAGAAGGAGTAAGAAGAGGAGAACTATTGGGTCCACCTTTCTCTCCTGGCTTAGTGTAAGAATCGCGAAGACACACCACAAAGTCCATCCAATTCATGAACGTAGTTCGTCGGTGTGTCTTGTTGTCAAACTGATTTTTGAATACGGTTAGTTCATACATATGCTGTATCATATCATACACTAAGTGTATATGTCAACCGAAAAAGTCTTCAAGAGAAGCAACTGGTTCTGCGTTCCACCCGACGGCGTCCAGTATCGGTTCCAGCGGATCTAAGAAGGTCTTGTCAAACATAATATCGTAATCTATGAATTGATGCAGTCCCAGTTCTTTCGGAAGGTTGAGTGGAAACGAGACAACGTTTTCACCCAGACGATTAGGAACCTTGAGGTAAACAAACTTGATCTTCTCACCCTGTTTCACTGACTCATAACGTTGTGATAGTCCCGCCTTCTTCAGGGCCGCGTTGTAACAGAGGGCACCACGAACATGTATCGGAGTACTTTTCTTGTAGACCGTCTTACGATCAGACCATTTCGCGAGGTCTGATACACCACGTGGGAATGAAACATCTTCTGGTGGGAGAGTCTTGAATGTCCCCTTGAAGTTGCGAATAAAGTTTTGTGTGTCCGACTCAGTCCCCTCGATAATGACGCGGAAGATCTCTTTCATCTTGTCACGAACGACAGCTGGTGTGGACGACTTGATCGCCTCGATACCCATCATCTTGAGTTTGGGCTGCGCGTACTGGACGCCTTCGTTATTATGGACGTTCAGGATATATCGTTTCTTCGCCATCCAGATCCCGCGATCCGCGATCACCTCGCGTCCCATCTCCATGCGGTTAACATATGCACCGCTGACTTCAGCCATCTTCTCGTAAGAATTACGCAGTTTCTTTTCAAAATGCGTAGAACAAATCTTATCCAAAAATCCGACAGGATTCTTAGGTTGGAACTTATCAACCAGATCTCCCATGCGGATATAAACAGAGTCAGTATCGATTGCGACAACATAGTCTTCATCTGTTTCTAGTATTTGTTGCATCTCATGATTGACAGTTCTCTCTGCCCACTTGATCGATAATTGACCCGCGAGAGTAATAGACTCTGCAACGCGTTGATCAAAGTAGCGAAAGTACTTGTTACCCAGCGCACCATAAAGTGAGTTCATCAAGATCTTGATAGCCATCTGATTATTGTTCAGTGCGGTGATGCGATACTCTAGTTTCTTACTAGGGTTTTTCTGCATCTCTTGTTCAGCCGCAAGCATTTGATCTTTGATGATGCGACGTTCTGCATAGTACTGTTCAATGATAGCGGGAACGACACCCTTGCGTTCATGAGAGAATCTAATTCCTGTGGGTGCAAGGGAGTAACCATCTTCGGTTACTGTCGTCGTCCCGTCAAGGAAGCTGTTGACAGAAATATCTGGAATGATGCCGTCCATTACTGTCTCGGGCGACATGTTGTACTGCACGATGATGTTTGGATACAGTGAGTTCAAGTCGAACGACGTGACCCAATCATGTGACCCCACCTGCGGTTCTTTGACATAACCGCCTGGATATGGTGTCTTGGTCTTATCGAGTTTGGGTGGCACTGCGATCTTCTGTTCGTTCAACATACGGTAGATGATTGAGTCCCAGATGTTAGTGGTCCCCAGAGTATCTGTGTAGTTCACGCCCGCCTTGTATGCCATCGTAAGGATCAGAGAAATTAGATCGAGTTTCTCATCGAGACGGTGCACTAACTCAACGTCTTTCAGGTTATAATCGATGAACTTCTGATAATCTTCCTTGTACAAAGTGAACAGGTTGCCGTGTTCTTCGTACGAGAGTTTACGTTCACCTAATTCAACAAACGCGATGTGGTCAAGACGGTACGATTCCTGTTGCGTGTAGGTGAACTTCTTGTATACGTCAAGATAGTCAAGAGACTCAACACCTTCGATGACATATGTCTGATTCGCCTTACCATTGATCATGACATTGCGTTCACGCACAATACCCCAAGGCGACAGTCGGTTGGACATCTTGTCGTCACCTGTGAGTTTACGCATACGGTTGATCAGATAAGGAATATCAAAGAACTGTGTGTTCCAGCCAGTGATCGCGTCTGGTGTGTGCGTAGACCAGTAGTTGACAAATTTGGTAAGTAGGTCAAACTCGTTGTCACACTTGATGTACAGGACGTTGTCTGCGGGCGTATAGTCACCCATACCCCAGACCCAATATGTCCCATCATTCGCACGTAGCGAGATCGAGATAACCGGATGTTCTGCCACATCGGGTTCAGGGAATCCAGAGTCAGACGCAACCTCAATATCAAAGTTAAGGACGTTAACTAGAGATCGATCGAATCCAACTTGTTTTGGAAACTTCTTGGTGATGAACTGACTGACATAGTTGTTCATTCCATACACAGTGACGTTCGCAACGTCCTTGTACATATTGATGAAGTCTGTCGCAGCCGACATGTCATCAAACTCCATCTCCATCACCGACTGACCGTCGAGTGTGCGCCACCCTGACTTGGAGTCACCTGCGATGTAGAGTGTAGGCTTGAATGCAATCTTCTTACGAATCTGTTCGCCGTTCTTGTAACCGCGATACAGGATGTTATTGCCGCGTCGTAGCACGGAGGTATAGAATTCAGTCATGCAGCTATTATATTGTAAAAGTCCGATCGTGTCAAGACAAAAACTCAGAAAGATCAGATATTAAATTTTGTTCGTAATGGTCTCGACACAAGTCCATAACTCGATTGCGTCGTTTCCAATTGAGATCACGATCTAACAGAAGCGTCTCAAACAGTTTATCTATTTGAGAACCTAACTGTAGATTGATGTGGGGTTTTACATTACCAAAGAGTTTTTCGATCTCGTACTCTTCGCGTATGATGTTCTTCTGGTGTGGCGTGTTGAGTTCTTTCCATGAGAACTGCATTAAGTAGTCACGTACACGAAGATCTGCCCATGGAGTTACATGTACCTTACCATACATCTCAGCAACTTTGTTGTGAGTTGCAATACCTGCACAGTGTCCATTGAGATATGCTTCACGAAACTCATTCCACGTTACGCGTTTGTCACCACTCTCTTTACACCATCGCACATAATTACGTGCTTTTTTAAAAGAAGCGTATCGTTGTGTTGCCTTGCGACTTGCACCAAAGTATGCATCTGCGACCCATCCAGTAACAGAGTACTTGGGCACCATCGCGTCATAGCAATACAGGAAAGGGTATGCCGCTGCCTCAAACTCTGACTTTTTACGACAACCTAGATCCACAAGACGTTGAAAGTCTTCTTTGATGTTTGCAGTAGGTATGACTACAGGGATAAACTCCCATCCCATGACGGACGCAATCTCTCGCGCCTTGACAAAGTCATACGACTCATGGGTGTCTAGAGTAAATGAATGTGCGATAACCTTACGACCAGCATCTTGCGCACTGATACCTACAGATATAGAATCGACACCGCCGGACAGTAGTAGTCCGACAGTGCCGTCTGTTACGTGTGTATCAATGTGATCAGTAATGATCTCTCTAATCATGCAACCTTCTTGGTTGAGCGAAACATGTCGCGGTAGTCATTCAAGTTCATCGAACCCATCGCTTTGTTGTATTCGGCACGTACCATTGCAAGGTTGCTGTACACTGTGCGGCCACCATTGGTGTGTGCAACAATGTGTGCAGCTTCAGCGTCTGAGAGGTTCAACTTGCGACCGTCAATCGCACACTTAAAGCGTTGTTCAGACAACTTCGCAATGCTCTCTGCTTTCGTGAAAGTACGTGTTGTATCTTTAACCAAGATCAGAGACTCTAGGTCGGGCATCTCTCGCACTAAGTAAGAGATTGCTGCTGTGACCTTCGGTGTTGACCACGGTGCAGCAATGAACTTCTTGTACATCGTCGGGACGTTGTACCCAGAGTCGCCTGGGACTAGTTCGTTCTTGAACTTACCGTCTTTGTTCAGAAGCGCAGAGTTCGCAACTGCAAACGCTTCGAAGAACTGTTCAGAGTCTTTGATCTGGAACAGACCGTACGTATCGAGCATGTAGAAGTACAAGAAAGAAAGCGCTTTGATATCGTGTTGAGTCAAACCAGTGCCGTTGAACTTCTGCTTACGGTAATCTGCCATCGTACGTAAGAAGTTCAGGTGTGCCTTTGTCTTCTTCTCGATGCGCTTGATGACAGACTCATCGATCTCATCTGACTCATACATCGCTTCGATATCTTCGTCAGCCGAACCGCCGAGAAGGTTGTTCGAGTGCATCACGTAGCGGTACGCGATACGTGCAAAGAAGTGGTCTTGCTTCAAGCGATCGTTGTCGAACGACAAGTACTTGTACCTTGCTTCACCTTTTGCATTTATCTTGAACTCAAACAATTCGTGGAAAGAGTTATCGATCTGCTTGACAAGTCGTACAGTCTCGCGTACAAAGTTGGCGATGGGCGTATCGCCATATGAGTTGAGCATCTCGATGAAGTTAACATCGGTTGTCTTGTTCAGTGTGCGGAAAATCAAACCTTTCGTAGCACAGTCGAGTTCTTCGTAGATGCAGAATGTCAACGGAATAGACAAGAAGTGTTCTTGTTCATCTTCGGTCAACTCACCAAAGAACTTACCGTTGACGCGGAATTCGTTGTTCAGGTACGATGCAAGGGCACGCTTGCGGTGGCCGCCATCGATTGACTCATACTCGTAGTTGCAGAAGATAGATTCTTCTTTTGGTGTTACATGCATGATAGTGATCAGACCAAAGTCAAAACCATCGAGTAATGTCTTGATGATGCCAACTTCTTTTGACTTGTCGGTTGACTTCACTGGAAGTCGCTGGCCGACGGGCAAACAGTCGATCTTGGATAACCACTTCTGGTGGAATTCACCGATTGTGATTGGTTGGATAGTGTACTTACGGTTTTTTGCTGCCATGATAATGTCCTCCATTGGACTATTGATAGGGCACTGACATTAGGTTCTCGCCCGATTCAGTTAGCATTATACGTAAAATTTACTAATAAGTCAAGTCATTTTGAAAACTTTTTAATGGTAATTTTACACATTCATGCAAACGTTATACATTGAGTACCCGCATAACGTAATTTGATTTCGTTTGAAGCCCAATCGGCTTACCGCATCCATCCACTTATGGTATGCATTGTATCTACAGAGATACAGTTTGTGGTGATAAGACATGAACGGAACAAGTCCACGCTCCTCTTTTAAGTACTGTATAGTACCCTCAGTAACACCGCACCACTCGGCGGACATCCAATCGTCAACAATAACAACACCGTCACGTGTGAGTAAACTTTCTGACAAACGCAGATCATTCATCACATGCGGTTTATGGTGTCCAGCATCTATTGATATCAGTTTAAATAGATTTCCACCAAAATTATCTGAACACAACATCATAGTGTCTTCAGTTAATATTTGGACATTAAACCCTTTCCATCGGCTGTCATAAGACTCTACATTATGTCTAAACTTATAAATTTGATCTCTAACGTTACCGCCTGAGTGACTGACATTATAATCATCAAGGAAGTCAAATACATCTACCGCGTACGATTCACCTTTCTCTACTGTCATGTTCATGGCGATGAACATTTTACCTAGATGCACACCTAACTCTAACACACCACCGTCACGATTGAAGTCTTGTTGTGTAACCCAATCCAACATCTTGAGATCACCTTCCCAGAACCACCCATCTACTGTATGAATAATATTAGCATATTCACGTAAGAATTCGTTACGAATACTGTAGGCATCAAAAAACCTAACCTTCGGATCATTGATAGCACCTTCCTGAAATCTAGGATTCTTCGCACTCATTACTTGATCGCAATCGCTCCAACAAACAAATGGTTCTGCCAGAATGGTTGAATCTTCTTAGAGTCAAACCCTGCAGTCATCAACAAACTGTGCAGTTCTCTCCACGTGTTGGGTTTCAACATATGACGTAGCTCGACCTCTTTCGACAAAATGTCATCACCACTGAAGTGTTGTCTCTTGTGATCATAGAATCTAAATGTCATTATCTCTTGAATACGCGCATCCTCACTCACAGTTTTCTCTGCAAAGATGAATGCGCCATTCTGATCGAGTCCATGATAGATTCTTTTCAAAACATCTTTACGGCAACTAGGTGGCATAAACTGTAAAGTAAAAAGAGATGTGATTAAGGTGCAGTCTTCAAATTTGAAGTCACGAATATCTTCATTAAGAAAACGACAAATACCAAGTTCTTCGTGTGTAATTTGTTCTGCTCGGTCTTCCATATCAACCATAAAGCCAGACGCGTATTCAACCCCTGTGTATTTTGCATAGGGAGCAAACTTGTGATTTTGTTTCATCATCTCATAGATGGTCTTACCTGTCGAGCATCCAATATCAACAACGTTCTTATCATCTTCAGCAAAATACTGAGACATCGCTACTATATCTGAATGTAGATTTACGTATCCACGAATAGACTGATCAATATGATTATCAAACCCTTCATCTCTATGAGCAAATGAAAAGTCTGGTTTATGAAGCTCTCTAAGAGCATGAGATTCACGATTTTTCATTGTATACCTTCAACACGTTCTCATAAACAGATTCCGCCACTGACTTCATCATCAATGGTGGAACCATACGTCCAATTCGTTCTGCCTTCTGATTCCACTTACCTGTAAGTTTAAAATCATCTGGTAGCGACATTATACGCTTTAATTCACCAAGTGTCAACTTTCTTGGTTCTGCCCAGTGAAATGCACCCGCAGTCGTATTACCATTACCCATCGCGGTAAGAGTTGGTGCAGGCACCTCAAGTGATACGCGCTTGAGATTGAAGTGGTGACCCTTCGGGTGATAGTCCATACCCGTCAGTACTTTGTCTGGATATGTGGGCATCTGAGACCCCGTCTGTTTCCAGTACGCAGTTTTTTCAAACTTTTCGGTTAGTTCCTTTACCTCATCTGAATCGTACTCCAGATTGACTAGAGCGTCTTTTAGCGGGATGACCTCGCGTGATGGATCAGGAAACAGATGATTCATTGTCAAGAAATTAAGACCCACCTTTTCAGCCACGTCATTGCGAACTGCAATAAAGATGACGCGTGTGCGCGTCTGTGACACACCATAGTAACGTGCGTCCATGACCTCAGAGACAACCTCATACCCGATGTTCTCGAACTCGTTAAGAATGCGGTTGTAGTATTCTTTTGCCTCACCGACAGTAAGACCCTTCACATTCTCTGCAATGATGACCTTGGGTTGGATGTCGTTGGCGACACGCAAGAACTCAAAGAACAAATCCTCGATGTTCTCAACAACCTTACCATCACTGTAAGTTTTAGTCTGACCCCAGCCATCAGAGTGCTTACCTTCAGATGAGTGAGATAGTTTACCTGCAACAGAAAATGCAGAACAAGGAGGCGATCCGTCTAAGATGTCGAGTTCACCTTTCTTGAGACCTGTTAGGTCTAAAAAGTCTTGTCCAGATAATTGTTTGATATCATCCGGAACAATAGGTGTGGTGGGATAATTGTCGCGATAGGTGTTTCGCGCTTCTTCGACAAACTCGTTGATTGCGAGAATGTCACCGCCAGCAAGACGATAACCAGTAGACGAACCACCTCCACCCGCAAATGTAGAGATGACGTTGAACTTTTTTTCAGATGCCGCATCGTAGACATCCTGTAATGTATAGGGAGTATAAGTCATAATATACCTTTACTATTTGGGAGATATTATAACTTATTTAGCCGCGGTTGTCAATCGATGACATGAAAAAATTTATGGCGTGTCCACGGTTGCTCAATATGTTCATCCTTGTATCCGTGATGATCCTGCGTAACGCACAGACGTTTTGAAATTAACTGTGTCGTTGGTGTAGGGATGCCGGTCATCTTACGGTCGCGCATATTGAAGTATTTTCCAATATCACGACCAACGCCTATTGTATCACAATTATTCCAAGGATGCAAGGCAGTATTGCGAATACCGTAATAGTCAATTTCTGGAAGTTCTAGGTGGCGTGTGGTATATGTTCTGAAAAGACGTTGCAATACGCAGTAAGGACCACAGTTGATTGGAAACCCGTTATTGACTAACATGTGATGAGCCCAGTGCGCAAACCTTTGATCCATGCAGTACATACCCATGAACAAACCTATGTTTGCATAAAGAGTACCTTCTGCATATTCCGCAAGTAGTTTGAATGCTTCGTAACGCTCTTCGATCAACCAAGTATCGTGTTCTAGTATCCAGAACTTTTCGTCAGACTCACCTTGACGACGCATGAGTTCCCAGTGAGAACACATACCTGCTTTCTCTGTAGGTGAATGATCGTCTTTGTCTTTACCAGAATTCAGATCGAGCGTCATAAGACTTCTGGACCACACATACTTGTCCACGTGCTCTTGGAAGTCTTCTGAGTCTGGAGTAACTGCCTCGAACGTTTCAATGGAATCAATATATCCATCATCGATGGCGCGTTGAAAAGACCAACGGGAGAGTGCAGCATACTCTTCAGACCGTTTGTCTCCTTTCATGACAATCTGTATTGCTTTCATATTTCTCACACAAAAAAGGGGGATTTGACTCCCCCTTATTTATTATATTAGTTGTTGTACACAAAAGGCTACGACAAATATACTCGATAGCCCTGCGAACATCCAACCCATCTCTTCTAATTTAGAGTATGGTCGGTTGCTCGTCTCCATTGTTGCTCTCCTCGTTTACAAGCTGCGGTGTCGATTCGTACGTGACACCTGTATTAATTGCTACTTTACGAGGCTTCTGATTCTCAGGGATTACTACTTCCAATGAGATGGCAAGTAGTCCGTTCCTGAAATCAGCTCCCATTACTTCAACATACTCCGACATACGGAACTGGCGTTCGAACTTTTTCGTCGAAATACCTTTGTGAATATAGTCTCTGTTGGTATCTTTTACAGACCCTCGAATGGTAAGTGTACGGTTCTTTACTTCGATCTCGAGCTCGTCTTCAGAAACTCCTGCGACTGCTAACTCGATTAGGTATTGACCCTCTCCCGTCTTTAGCATCTTGTGCTG